GTAAATAGTAAGGCTAAGTCAATTCTCATTTTCTCTCCCTCACTAAAACTATTGTAATTAAAGGTATCTCTAAATCTACTTTTAATTGTTTCGTTAAACTCCTCATCTAAATTAAAGTTAACATAGAAGTCCATAGATTGTAGATGTTGATTAATTAACTGATTCATAATAGGTAGATACTTTTTAATAATCTGTGCCTTTGCACCTTTGTCATTTAGTATTTCTCTTAATACATCTACATATTTCTTTTGTTGAGTTACCTTATCTAATTCTTCTTCAGCTGTTTTTAATTGTTCAGACATATCAACTAAATCTTGTTTAATACTATCAATATCATTATTTTGTGCCATTGATATATCTAAATGTATTTGGTCACTATGTTTTTTTAGGTTTTCTAGTGAAGTGTTTATCTTCGCTATCTCTACATTCATGTCTTGTATCTTGTTTGACATCTTGCCCATTTGTACCACTTTCTCTTCCTGTTTCGTAAGTTCTTCGGCGAGCTCTGACAAGCCTGTGGAAAGTTTCGAAATGGTTGTGCTTTCGTGTGTACATTTTTCTTCCTTAAATTGTTTGTCTATTGATTGTGTGCATACTGGACAGGTATCGTTTTGTTGAAAAAACTCTAGTGTCTTTTTATGTGTAGATAGATTTGTTTCTATCTTTGCTTCTAGTTTTTGTAGTTGACTATGTTTCATATCAACTTTTAATTTGTCTTTTACCTTTTCTTTTTGTACAGCTATTGATTCATTCAGTTCTTGTATCTTTTTCTCATAATTAGATGAATCCAAGTTGTTTTTATCAAGTAATTTTTGTCTATGTGTCTGGAAGTCTGTTCCTTGGTCTTCCAAAGACTTTAGATGTTTTGCTTCAGTTTCATATTTGGTCTTTATTAACTCCGCTTGGTGGCGCACCTCCGTAAGACTTTTTTGTAAATCACTCTGTTGAGAGCGTAAAATTAAGTCCATTAAGCCAAAAACTCTTATGTCCAAAATTTCTTCAACAACCTCTCGTCTATATCTTGGTTTCATCTTCATAAACGGCTCATACGCTGAAGAACCTAATATTACAACCTGAATAAATGACCTATAATTTAGTTTCATTATATTCTGTTCTAAATATTTTTGATAGTCAATACTACTTGCGTCTTGGTTTAGAAGTTTGTCATTTTGATATATCTCAAATAGATTTGGTTTGATACCTCGTCTTATCATGTATTGATTTGTACCTACTTCAAACTCTACTTCAACAAGCGTGTCACCATTATTGATGGTGTTGACCATTTGGTCTTTCTTAATAATTCTAAATGGTTTATTAAATAAGGCATAACACAATGCGTCAAGTAAAGTAGATTTACCACTACCATTACTACCTACAATTAGTGTTGTTGAAGATTTATCTAATTCTACTTCAATTGGTATATTACCTGTTGATAGAAAGTTTTTGTATCTAATCTTTTTAAATTTAATCATTCACTTGCTTCACCATATAATTCTCTAGCAAACTCTTTTAGTTTGTGTTTATTTAATTCGCCTGTTTCGGCTTGGTCAATATAGTTACCTAAAAATGTTAGTGTATCTTCTCCTTGTTCTAATATATCACTTCTAACTGTAGAAGCTACATCAATAGGGTCTTCTATGATTTGTAATTCATGTACGGATATTGTATTGTAAAATCTTTCAACAAGATTGTTATACATATCTTCATCTGTTTTGTTGGTAACAAATATTTTAACATAAGAGTTATCAAACTCTGATAAATCAAAATCGGAATAATTTGTTTCTTTATCATTATAATATAACTTCTTATACATTCTGTAAGGATTAGATACTCTTTCTACCTCTCTTGTATCTGTATCAAATATATGAAAACCTTTTGGACATTTATAATCTGACCATGTAATTTCGTATTGTGTTCCTAGATAATAGATACGGCCATCATCTGACTTTTTGTGAAAGTGACCAGATAATACTTTTTCAAATTTATTAAATTGAGTTTTTTCTAATCCGTGGTCGTTGAAGTGGCCTTTGTGCATTTCAAAGCCTTTAACTTCGAGATGACCCATAGCAATGGTTGTAGTAGAATTGTCAATAGCATATAAACTATCATCATAGTTATCATCACAAATCCAAGGCAAGAAAAGTATATCAAGACCACCAAAGTTGACAGTATTAGGTCTAGTATAGATTTTAGCACCTTTGTTAATGTTGAGATTTTGTAAAGCATTTACTTCGTTTGTATTTTTGTAATAAGTGTCATGGTTGCCTATAATGATATGTGTATCAATATTTAGGTCTTCAAGCCTGTTCCAAAAAACTTGTTTAAAGTTATGTGCTGTATTATGGTTTATAAACTTTCTTCTATCTACCACATCACCAAGATGTACCAATGTCTTAATATCATGTTCTTTCAAATAGGGAAAGAAGACATCATTATAAAACTTATTTTGGTATTCTATAAAAGCAGGTGAATCGTTACGGCAGCCAAAGTGTGTATCATTCAGTAGCGCTATCTTCATTAATAAAATATTCCAAAGTTGATTTTGATTTCTTTTTAGTTTTCTTTTCTTTCTTAGCTGGTTCGTCTATGACGGTATTCTTTTGTAAGAATTCTGTAAACTGATTTTTAAACTCTCTATCTTCTCCAGGTTGTAATGTCAAATCATCATAATTAGCTTCCATTATTAGTTTCTGTTTAATGGTTGTTTGTTTTTTTTCTTTCTGTATTCTTCTAATAAAAGCATAATATATTATTTGTGTAAAGTACGCAAACGGATTATTAGATTTTTCTGGATTAAAGTTATTCAAATATTGTAAACAATTCTCTATACCATCACTTATCATATCATCTCTAAAAGTATAATTAATAAAATTAGGTCTATATGATAGATGATTCGCTATCTTTAAGAAACAACTACCAATGTAATCTGTAACAGGAGGTCTATCTAACTTTTTCTTTTCAGCTAGATTTACTGCCTTTTTATACTCAATCATGGCAGCCAGAAACTCTTTGTTATTTACATAATGTTCTTTTGCTGTTTTAGTTCTTTTATTCATACTTGCCATAATACACTATCCTTTTGTTTTTGTCAATGCTAGGTTGAATAAATTTAATTTAAAAAATAATTTCATCCACGCTTGACTCTTGTCAAAAAATGGATATAATGGACGGTGTCCGCCGTTAAGAGAAATACTCCTAAGCCACCTATTAATTACTTTGTTTTTATTTTTATTAATGGACTGTCGGGTCTTCATCATCAAATTCATCAAATATTTCATTAACTTCTTTATTTTGTTCATCACTCAGCCTTTCACGCTTAAAATCAACGCTTTGTACTTTTTCAGGTACTTTATCTAATATACCATAATCTTTAATAATATTTACATAAGATTTCTGCATTTCGTTTGTGGCGTTTGTTATAGTCATTATCTTTTGTTTTGGAATAGTAATAACTTGGTCGCTAGTATAAGCCGCCCACTTTACTAAAGCCACATAATCTCTAAAACCCCCAGGTGTTAATTGTGGAATATATTTAATTTGTAATGGTTTTGTAATTCTTAATAATGCGTGTTCTTCCGGTAATTGGTCGCTCGGAAACGAGCAAACAATATCATCGCCGTTTTCTAATTTAACTATTTTTATATTAGTTGACATATTATTCCTTTACTAAAAAATCAAAGTTAATAACAGTTCTAACAGGATAATTAATAGGATTATTACCTGCGTGTATCGTATCACCTTTGAAGTATAAAGCTTTGCCTTTTTTAGGAGCAAATCTTCCTATTTCACCTTTTATACTCTGAATAATCTCTACATGAGTTTCAGAGCCAAATCTTTCTTTACTATCAAACAATATAGTATCACCATCACTATCCTCTGGATAATATATTAATGTTTTATAATTGGCAACACCACCAAGGTCAACATGAGGTACATTATATTTTGTTTCATCATGTCCTGGATATTGTAAAGTTCTTCTTATTCTAATTCTTAAAACCTTATCAATAGCAATTCCTTGATTGAATTCAAAATAATTTAGTATAGGCATTACCCTATCTAAAACATTATCATTTGAGTTTGTACCTTTTTCACTATCTTTTACTGTATGATATAAGCCTGGCGAATATGTTATATTATCAAACCTTGGCACAACTAGTTTTTTATTGTATATACTAGATGTGTAATACCAAGGAAAGTAATCGTCTTCTAACATTTTACTTACCTTATCTTGGTATTCTTCAGGTAAAAAATTATCAATAACTTTAACCATTACTTAAATCCACATTATGTATTTCATAATCAAACTCTTCCTCATTGTAAATATTTATCCTTTCTCTAAAATGAGCTAGAGTGTAATTCTCTTTCTCCTTAAAAGATAAATCATCTGCAATATCATATAAAGTAGCCTTTGACTTATTATCTTTTAATCTTAAACCACGACCAATACTTTGTAAGTTTCTTATCCTAGACTTAGAAGGACTAGCAAAAATAATGTTATGCAAGTTCCGTATATTAATGCCTGTACTGAAAGTCCCATACGAAGCCACGATAACTGCGTTGTCTGACTTTTCGGTAACTTCTCTAATTTGTTCTCTGTCCTCTGCTTCAACTCCTCCGTAAACATAAAATACCTTTTTGTTTTCTGCTTTATTTTTTATATCTTCATATAAACCGGCGCCATGTTTTTCTACATACTGAAATAAACATAATGTATTGCCTGTCAACTTAGCGGCCAGATTTACTATAAATTTGTTTCTTTTTTCATGTGCAACCAAGAAATCCATTTCTTCTTGGTAATTAAGTCCATTTACATATTGTCTGCTACCATTATCATAACCTAATATCAATCCGTAAATTTTCAAGTCAGCAAGTTGTTTTTTTTCTTGTAACTCGGCTGTTGATATTACTTTATTTACTGTACCAAACAAACCCTCTAATACTAATTTATGAGTTTTTGTACCATCTAAAGTACCTGTTAGACCATATCTATATTTACAATCTTCTAGTTTTGACATTATCTTTGTCAATGATACTGCTTTAAATAAGTGTGCTTCATCACCTACTATTGTACCAAACTGTTTAAACCACGCTTTTGGTAGATTGTAAATTGATTGCCATGTAGATATTATAACTCTTTTATTTGTTTCTTTATCATGGCCTTGATATATCTTGTGTACATTTGTTTCACTATTCCAACCATAATCCTTAAAATCTTTTGTTAATTGTTCTACCAATGATGTTGTGGGTACTATAATTAACACCTTGTTTTGTTTTTTATTTTTTAGTCTGATTAAATTAAATCTAGCAATTAAATAAACAATAAGTGATTTACCACTAGCTGTGGGCGACAACAATAAACATCTACTTTTTTTAATTGCATGAATAAATGCCTCTCGTTGATAATCTCTAACACTAAAAGGTATCTTTAATGCTTTTATAAAACCGTCAACTGCCTGTTCATCTACAGTTACATCTTTTATTTTACTACCATCTACAACCTCAATATTATTATCTTTACACCACTTAATAATATAAGGATATAATCCTGCATATATTTGACCTGTCTGATAAGAATATAATCTTATTTTTCCGTCCCATACTCTGTTTCTATATTGAGGCATAAACTTAAAGCCTGGTACTTCAAATGTAAAGTATTCTGATAAATCTCTACGAATACCAGCCTCTGCTTCAATAGAAAGATAGACTTCGTTTTTCTTTTCTAAAACTATATACTTAACTACGGCCATTACACAGCGCCACTTGTAAATCTTCGCCAATCAATAGCGTTCTTTATAGTGAATGTTCTATTAGTTATTTGTCGGATTGTTCTATCTAGGTAATCAACAACAGTTGTAAGGTACTCACATTTTTGTTTTGACCTGATAAGTTCTTCGTCTGATTCTATATACTTATCGACATCTGTTCTTAATATCTTTAAATCAAATGGTTTTTCTGCATATACAGAGGCGTCTGATTTGCCAGTATAATATTCCCATTTGTGTCTTTTTAACTGTCTATAATCCGTTTCCGCTTTTGTCAACATCAATTTAAACTTTGTATAATGTTTCATATACTTGTTATGTAATTGTGGTGTTTTTAGGGATTCTAAATCTAGTTCAGTTTCGTTTATCTTCAGGTCTTTATCAACCTGTTCTTGTAGTTGTTCTAAATCCATAATTTTTCCATTATTAATATTTCATATCATTATATCACAAAAACTTAAAAAAGTAAAGGTTTATTAAGAATTTGTAATAGTTGTTGACGAAGCGCCAACGGTAGCAAAATCGTAACCTCTATAATTAAAAGCTACGGTTGCTGTTAGATATTGTACATCTGTCGCCTGTTGGTCATATTGCAATTCACCAATACTTGTTGGATATACATCTCTAAATCTTACTTCTTTGATAGGGTTATTTTTACTTGTCAAAACCACTAGTGTTGCGTCTGAAAAGTAAGCAGCCTGACTAGGCGCACCAAACTTTACTCTGCCTGGTTCACTTGATACAGAACCATTACTTGATGGTGCTCTATCAGCACCTGCGTCTAAACCACCAGAATATTCTGTATAACTTTCAGGAAAACCTAAACCTCTTAACCAACCATGTATTTCTTGTAAGTTTTCTAAATTTTCATCTACCATAAATGTCATATTTAAAGTACCATAAGACAATGTAGTTCCAGGTAAAGGAACATCTACAAAAGGAGTTGGTTGTTTTACCTCACTAATTGAAACAGATGGCAAATTTACCGCTGTACAAAAGTATTCTACCTTTGGCAGTTTTGTAATTTGAAATTTAAATTGCGTTGGTGACGCATAATCTAAACTTGTTGGTTGTCTTGCAAAACTATTTGTTGTTGTCATTGTCGACCTCTTCCCACTCTTTATCGGTGGCTAATTTTTCTAATTGTTTTTCTTTATCAGTTAAAATATCTCTTTGCATTTGAATATCATTCATTCTTTTTTCAATGTATTCTAAAGCATTTTTCTTATCGGGATATGTGAAATAAGCAAGTAAAAATAATGCACCAGCAATACCAAATATCCATGAATACTGTATAAACATTTTACTTAATTTCTTATTTCTTCTCTTTTTCTTCATAATACTATTTATCCAACCTGGAAAAAGGCCAAAAAAAAGGGCGGATAAACCGCCCTTTTTCGTATTTCTGTATGAACAGATATTACATTAAGTTCGCAACTTGCGTTCTTTGGTAGTATCTGTTAGCGTTAGCAGAACCTGAACCGTTAATAACAGCTGCGTCACCAGTACCTGCTTCAGCAAAAGGATTTGCTTGTAAGCCGTATCTAGTTTTGAAACCGATTTTCGGTTGGAAAGTATCTTGACCAACTGCTCTTACCATTTGTAGTGGTACATATGGACAATAGAACATACCAGCGTCATAAGGTGAAGTACCTTTATAGCCAACTACATAGTAGTGAGCGCTTGCTGAGTTTGCACTATATGGGTCAATGTACACTTTAAATCTACCGTTAAGAACACCAGCAAAAGTATTACCAGTATCGTCAACTGTTAGATTGTTGTTAAG